GTGAGCGTCCGCTTCGCGATCGAACCGCTGGCGAAGGCGCACCAGCGGGCTGATTTCACCTGCGGCAACGACCGGATCGACAGCTATTTCCGGGAGCCCGTCTCGCAGGACATGAAGCGGAAATACGCCACCTGCTTCGTCGCCAGGGAGCTCGCGACGGATCGGGTGGCGGGCTTCTACACTCTCTCCTCCAGCAACGTGCCCTTGAACGAGGTCCCCGAGCCGCTGGCCAGGAAGCTGCCGCGCTATCCGAGCGTCCCCGCGGTGCTGATCGGCTGGCTCGGCCGACATGGCGACTACGCCGGGCAAGGGCTCGGAGCCGCCTTGCTGTTCGACGCCATCAAGACCGTCGCGACCGCCCCCATCGGCGCGCACGCCGTCTTCGCCGACGCCATCGACGACGGTGCGGGGGCCTTCTACAGGGCTTTCGGCTTCATGCCTCTGATCGGGCGGCCGAGCACCCTCTACCTCCCGGTGGCGACGGCGTTGAGCCTGCTGTTGCCCAGACCTGCGCCACCTTGACCCCCGGGCCCGGCAGGCGGCAGCAGGCCAGCGGCTCAGTGTGGGAATTGGCGCGCCCGAAGAGACTCGAACTCCTAACCTTCTGATCCGTAGTCAGCCCGCGTATCAACATATCGTGGGGCTGTCCAACTGGCTACCCCTACATTTGCGATTTTGGGCCGATTTTTTCTTGGACCGTTTTGTCCAAGCACGGGTTGGTTGAGGGACACAGCTATGCCCATGCGCTCGGCCTCGTTCAGAATGCACCCAGGCGGCCTGGGGCGGGCAGCTCACCGCCGCCAGCGCCTGAGCAGCGCCCAGGCGCCGACCCCGGCGAGCGCCAGGCCGAGCGCCGCCGCGGCCCAGTGCAACAGCTCGCCGAGGATGTGCGCCTGGATCGCGGCGTCGTTCACGGCGCGGCGGGGCCCGGCAGCGTCGGCAGCAGCGGCACGGGCGCGCTCGCCGGCGGCCGCGCGGTGAGCGCCCCCGCCACGGCGCCCGCGGCCGGGCCGCCGGCAGCCGTGGCCGCCGCCTGGGCGACGATCGGGACGAGCTGCTGGAGCAGCTGCGCCGTCGCCTGCGCCTGGGCGGCCTGGGCCTGCATCCCGGCCAGCAGGACGTTCTCCGGCGTCAGGCCGCCGATGTCGGCATGCTGGTGGATCGTGCCATCGGCCGACCGCTGGCAGTCCAGCGAGATGGCCTGCGCCGGGATGGAGCCCTGAGCGCCGAGGTCGGGGCAGCCGCTCGGGGTCTGTGTCACCTTGACCGCCGCCGCGCCCGGGCCGTCCACGCCGCCGGCGCCGCCGACGGCCAGGCCGGAGATCAGGGACGAGCACCCGGTGAGCGCGCCGCCGGCGGCCAGCAGCAGCAGGACGACCCCGATCCGGCCGAGCACCTTGCCCTGCTCGTCGCTGACCAGGTTCTTCAGCAGGTAGGCGACGATCGCCGCCAGCGCGACCCCGCCGATCGCCCGCCAGTCCCAGGCGGACGGGTCCATGTTGCCGCTGCTGATCGCCTGCTGGCAGGACGTCAGCACCGCGGTGAGCACGGCCAGCACCAGGCCGCGCGCGAGGTCGGACAGGTTGAGACGGAAGATGCCGGATCCGGTCATGATGATCTCCTTGCTGTGAGGTGGTCAGGACGGCGGGGTGGTCCCGCGCCCGTTGAGCAGCCAGCTGCGCACCTCGCGCACGTCGTGCTGCATCTCGTCGAAGCGGCGGCCGGTCTCCTGGCCGTGCACCGTCAGCTGCTGCTCGAGGTCGCCGACGCGATCCTCGAAGCGATCGATCCGCGAGCAGAACCGGCGGAAGGCGATCCACACGGTGCCGCCCGCGCCGCCCAGCAGCGCCAGGACCGAGCAGCCTGCGGTGATGACGTTGTTCCAGTCGGAAGCAGTCATCGGTCAGCGCTCCTGCCCCAACGGGCGGGCGAGTTCTGTCAAGCTGTTCGCAACCAGGGGCATGGGACCTGTTCTCCTGTGCTGCTGGTCGGGCCCCGGCGCAGTGGCTGCATCGTCGGGGGCGCCTCGTGAGCGTCAATGGAGGGCGAAGATGCTGTTATTCCTGGCCGGCTTCGCGGCCTGCGCGGGCGTCGTCCTCGCCACCCTGGCGGGGTTGGCCTACGCCTGCCGGAACGATCCGACCGGCGAGCGGCCGGACATCCGGGCGGGCTTCAACCGAGCCTTCAGTTCGGCACCCGCAACACACGGAATCCGACCCCTCCGCTATCGGCTGCCCCGACTTGGGCTTTGGAGAGGTCGCGGTAATACTTTGCCGCGATAGCGTCCATGTAGGCCCCGCCGGCGCCCGTATAGAACAGGTCGCCCAGGTCGGTGACGGACAGGTTGCCGATTGGCTTGAGCACCAGATGCCGATGGGTGCAGCCGCTAGAAAAGTTCTGGCCCACCACGCTCGGCGCGTAGCTGAGCCCGGTCAGGTTCATGTCGTCGACCGCGCGGCTGAAGAACATGCCGCGGAAGGAGCCGCCGAACGAGACCTTGCTTGGCAGGCTCGCGGCCGATGCCGTGCCGCCGGGCTGGGCGCTCGTCACGCCCAGGAAGTTGCCGGGGAAGTAGAAAGTTTCGGACGCGGCGTCCGACAGGATGCGGATCGGGTAGTTGATGTTTTCGAACCAGTCGCCGCCGAGGAACGACGGGCTGACGCAGCGCCCAAGGTAGCCGAAAGCCGCCTTGTTGTTGCCATTGTTGAAGTAGGTATTGCCCTCGAAGCTGCGGACGCACTCGGCATTCGATCCGTGGTCAAGGATGTGGGCGAGCGCGCCGACGACGTTGGATGAGAACCCGTTGCCCTTCACGATCGGGCCGTCGTTCCAATAGGCGTTGATCCCTGCCGCACCGTACCAGACGGCCGGATTCGCCGTGTAGAGGAAGGCGAGCCCGGCGTTGAACGAGTCCTCGAAATCGTTCTGCTGCACCGTCATGATGTTGCAGCACTCCTGCACCATCCCATAGCGGTTGGTCAGGAACTGACACTGCTCGACCACGACCTCCTGCGAGTTGCACAGCCGCAGGCCGCAGCCGTTCGCGGGGCCGACGAAGACCAACCCTCGGATTGAGACGCGCGCGATCCCCTGCGTGTCGCCCCCGAGCGCATTGACCCGGGTGTAGGCGACGAGGCCGTTCTGCATCGCCGCGTCGGTGTCAGCCGCAGCGCCCGCGTTGGTGAAGCGCAACGTCGCGTGCTCGCCGATGAGGTTGCCCTGGAAGTTGCGGCCGGTGATGTCGGACAGGTAGACCGGCCCGGAGCAGACATACGTGCCGTTCGGAAAGTAGAGGTCGGCTTTCGGGTTGCCGTCGAGGATGGCTTGCAGGATTGCGCGGTTGTCGGTGGCGTTGTCGCCGATAGCGCCAAGCGTCGTGACGTCGAGCATCAGTTGTACTCCCACACATAGACGGCGCCGTCGGCGCCATCGCCGCCCGCTGCAGCCGCTTGGCTGGGGAAGGCCAAAGCACCGCCGCCACCGCTGCCCTTGGCGCTTGCGGCGAACCCGGCGCCACTGGAAACCTTGCCGGATGCCCCGGCGCCTCCGTAGGAGAAGCCACCGCCGCCGGAGTTTCCGACGGTGATCGACATTAGGTAGCCGTATCCGCCGTACCCACCCGTGAAATTGGGTGCGCCACTGGAGCCGACTCCGCCGTTGCTGTTGCCCTGCGGGGTCGAGCTGTTCGGGAACGTCGTGACACCCCCCCCACCCGGGGTCCCGCCAGTGCCCCCGGTTGCCGAGAGCAGAGCGCCGAAGCTCGACGAATTGCCCGAGGTGCCGGCATTGTTTCCCGCGGTGGCGCCCGCTCCCTTGGCGCCTACAGTCACCGTCACGCCGGAGAACGACGAGGTGAAGCGATTGATGGCCCACCCGCCGCCACCGCCGCCGCCGGCGCATGCCGCGTGCGTGCCGTCTGTGATTGGCGTCCCGCCGCCGCCGCCGCCGCTGCCGACGACGATAACGACGACGCTGTTCGTGCCGGCCGTCGGCGTATAGGTGCTAGTTCCGGGCGTCTCGAACTTCTGGAAGCCGATCAGCGCGCCATGCTGCGTCCCCTGCGGCGAGATCAGCTGGAACTGCGTGCCGTCGTAGACCAGCTCGACCAGGTTGCCGCTGACGATCTCGCCGCCAGTCAGGGCGGCGGCGGCGACGAAGATGTTCTTCGTCCCCAGGCTGTTCACGTTCAACGTCGCCGCGCCGGTGTTGGTGTTTCCGGCCTTGAAGACGACGTGCATGCCGGCGACGTAGGCGCCCGGCGCCGGCGTCAGGCTCACCGTCTGGGCGTTGGCGGTCCCGGCAGAGGTGCCGCCCCAGAAGGTCAGGTCGGCGGCCTGCGGGTCGCCGGTCAGCAGCTGGAATTGCGTCCCGTCGTACTGGACGCAGGCGACGGCGCCGGCGACGAGCTCGCCGCCCTGCAGCGCCGTGGTGCCGAGCTTCGTCACCGCCTTGGCGCCGAGCCCATTGACGTTGAGGGTGACGCTCGAGGTGTTCGTCAGGCTGGCGCCGACGATGAAGCAGTAGCTGTCGCCCTGGACGTAGGCGGTCGGCGCGACGCTGTAGGTCAGCGTCTGGGCGTTGGCCGTGCCGCCGCTGGTGACGGTCGGCCCGCGCCTGTCCCAGTCGCGCTTCAGCGCGCCTTGCAGCGCGCGGGCGGCGTCGTTGACCCGGCTCGGCGCCATGCCTTCCGGCCAGCCGGGGTCGCTGCCAGTGTTGTTGCTGGCGTCGGTCTCGGAATAGATCGAGCTGTTGCTGAGGTCGCCGGCGGCGAGCGCCGGGCTCGTCGCCAGCAACAGCGCGAGGAGGACGCGAGCGAGTAGCTGCATCTGGACACATCTCCGATCGGTCAGGATCACTGCTGGAAGCCGGCACCGTGCCGGCCCATCTACTTACCCATGCGCGAATTCGAGCCGCCCGAGCCGCCGCTGCCACCCTGGCGGGTGGCGGTGGCCATCGTCTTCCTCGCCTCCGGCCCCACCTACGGCCTGCGCGGCGTGGTCGGCGACGACGTCGCCTTCTCGCTGTTCTGGCTCGCGATGCTGTCCGTGAGCTTCTACGTCCAGTGGCCGTGGTTCCGGCGCCAGGCCGACCGGCTGCTACGGCGCCTCGACCTGATCCCGTGACGCCGGCGGCCGCGCTGCCGCGGCCCCCGCCGCCGGCGCCGTCGGCAGCCCGAGCAGGTAACCCAGGAAGCGCGGACCGGCGAGCTGCGCGTTGCCGCGGCTGGCCTTCACCATCAGCTGCCGGCCGAACTCCGGCTCGTCGATCGCGCGGCGCAGGATCTCCATGATCTGGGCGCGCGGCTTCTCGTAGAGGCCGCGCGCCAGGTCGGCGCCGAGCGCCTCGCCGACGCCGGCGCCGACCGCCGCGCCGGCCGATCCGCCGAGCGAGCCGAGCGCCGCGCCGGCGGCGCCGCCGATGCGCTGCACGCCGCGGATCGCCCGCCCGGCCCAGCCGCCGACCAGCAGGTCGATGAAGCGCTCGCCCGCCAGGTTGGCGTAGGTCGAGCTGTTCGGCAGCATCGCCCGGCCGGCGGCCTGGCTGCTGCGCGCCGCCGACTGCACCCGCTGCAGCATCTGCAGCTGCTCGGGGGTCAGGATCTCGGCGATCGCCGCGCGGTTCTCCCGCACCAGCTTGTCGAGCGCGCCGGAGGAGACCACCGCGTCGCCCTCGAGGTCGACCGGCCGGCCGGAGGACCGCTCGAGCAGCCAGTCGACCAGCGCGCGGCGCACGCCGGCCTGCGCCTCCGGCGCTTGCGCCAGCTGCCGCATGAGCTGGCGGGCGGCCGGCGCGCCGCCGCCCATCACCTGGGCGATCGCCTGGCGCGGCTCCTGCCCGAGGAAGCGGTGCGCCGCCGACTGCTCGAGCCAGTCCTGGGTCGCGGCGTTCTCGGCGATCACCTGATCGAGCGCCTGCTGCCGCGTGCCGGCCTGCTGCAGGCGCTGGCGCAGCGACGGGTCGACCTCGTCGAGCCGGGCCCCGCTGTCGCGCAGCCAGCGCTCGAGCGCCGGCCGGTTGAGCTGCCCGTTGGGCCGCACCGCCTTGCTCTCGAAGTCGCGCAGCAGGTGGTCGCGGATGGCGGCGACCGCCTGCGGCGAGCGGCCGGTCGCCTCGAGGAACTGGCGGATGCCCTCGGGCGTGCGGGCGATGACGTCGAGCGTCCGGGTCGGCTGCACCGCCGGGCCGCCCGAGGGCGCGTTGCGCAGCGCGTCGCGCACCGGCCCGCGGCTGAAGCGCTCGTTGAGCTGTGCCGAGAAGCGCCGCGCCGCGCCGTAGCGCGCCATCACCTGCGGGTCGGCGAATTGCAGCCGGTCCATGCCGGCGGCGAACGCGTCCTCGAGGCCGCCGACCGCGTTCGCCTCGTTGAAGCGATGCTGGGCATAGAGGCTGCGCCGCGCGTTCGACAGCGCGCCGCGGAGGTCGGCGATCTCGCCCACCGCCGCGCGCTGCGGCAGCCGCTCGATCAGCGCCATCACGTCGGCCGGCAGGAAGCCGCGGCGCACGGCGGTGAGCTGCGCGACATAGTCGTCGACCGCGGCGCGGATCGGCGCCGTCGCCGGCGCCTCGCTGCCGCCCGGGTCGATCTCGTGCCAGATCGCGCGCTCCTCGGCGCGGGCCGCGCGCAGCGCGGTGTCGAGCTCGGCGCGGCCCGACAGGCCGGCCGCCTCGCGGGTGCCGCCATGGCCGGCGCCGGCGGCCGCCAGCTCGCGGTCGACCGCGGCCAGCGCCGCGTCGGCGCGCGCCTGCATCGCCGCCGCGGCCTGGCCCTCGAGCCAGCGCTGCGCCTGCTCGACCGCGGCCGGCTGGCCGGCCGGCTCGATCGCGCCGGCCGCCTGGCGCACCGCCTGGTTGCCCTGGCTGGCCTCGGCCAGCGCCCGGCCCTGCGCCGCCGGCGAGCTGCGGTCCATGCTGTTCTTCAGCGCCATCAGCCCGGGGTCGCCGGCCGCCGCCGGCAGGCTCCAGGGCTGCCCGGGCACCGCCGGGCGCTCGAGGTCGATCGGCGCGCCGTAGGTCGAGGCCTCGTTGAGGATGCGGCCCGCCAGCTCCTCCTGGAAGGTGCGCTGGGTCGGCGCGCGCAGCGCCCGCACCACCTGCACCGGCGCCCGCGCGGCGGCGGCCGCCAGCAGCGGCGCGCCGCCGCCGGCGATGCCGCCGGCGGTGCTGAGCAGCTGGTCGAGCCAGGGGTTGGCGGGATCGATCGCGCGCGCCGCGTCGCTGCCCGCCTGGCTGCCGAGGCCGGAGGTCGCGCCGGTGCCGGCGGTCACGGCCGCCGTGGCTGCCGGGGCGGCGGCGAACGGCCTGACCAGCGGCTGGAACAGCCGCGGCGCGGCGAGGCCGCCGGTGAGCAGGGTCCCCGCCGCGCCGCCGACGCCGGCGCCGCCGGCCTGGATGTAGCGGTCGAGCGTCGTCTCCGGCGCCTGCTCCCAGCCGAGGTAGCGGAACAGCCGGTCGATCGACGCGCTGCCGCCGAACGGATCGCGGATCGGCGGCGTGTCGGTGCCGGCGGCCCAGTCGACCCCGCGCGAGACGCCGTTGAGCAGGAAGGTGAGCGCGTCCACCGGCGCGCCGGCAACACCGGCGAGGCCGCGGTTGAAACCGCTCGCCGCCTGCGCCACGGGATGCGGCAGCGGGCCGCCAGCGGATGGCGGCGAGGACGGCGGCGAGGAGGGCGGCGCGGACGGCGGCGCGGCCCCCTTCTCGCCGCGGCGGGCGCGCGTGACCGTCACCACCCGCACGCCGTCCGGCCCCATCACGTAGTCCTTGCCCTCGACCCAGGACAGCGGCCGCGGGTTGCGCGGCGGCCCGAGGTCGGCGGCGTCGATCGCGTCCTCGTCGCTCTTCGCCTGCGGCGGGATGCCGGCCCGCGTCAGCAGCTGGTCGGCGGTCATCGCCGCCGGCGCGGCGCCGGTCGCCGGCGGCGGCGCACCGGCGGCCGCCGGCGCCGCCGGGCCGAGCTGCTGCTCGAGGAAGTCGCTGGCGTTCATCGGGGCGCTACTCGAAGCCCCAGTTGCGCAGCTCGGCCGCGGCCTGGTCGCGGGTGATCGCGCCGGCCTTGGCCCGGGCCAGGATGTCCTGCACCTGCGGCAGGAAGGTCTGCGGCGGGTGCTCGCGCTGCCAGGCGGCATCGAAGCCGTCGACGGTGCCGCGCTGCGAGCGCCAGGCCTCCTTGGCCTGGTTCTTGGCGACGACGTAGTCGTTCATCGCCTTCATGCCGCCCAGCATGTCGCCGATCGCCCGCGGCGTCATGCTGGCGTTCGGGTTGTTCTTCACCACCATGTTGATGACGCTGGCCGCCTCGCGGGCGCCGAGCTGGCGGGCCTGCGAGGTCGAGAGCTGCGTCGCGATCTTGCTGAACTCCTGCCAGCTCGACAGCGCCTTCTCGGCGTCCGGCGTCGCCCAGCCGAGCGCGGCCAGCCAGCTCTGCGCCGCCGCCTTGGCGTCGGCGAGCTGGCTCGGGCTGAAGCCCTTCATCGTCTGCTGCATGCGCACCAGGTCGACGTTCTGCCGCTGCGCATCGTTCGACGCCTCGGTCAGCGCCTGGTCGTAGCCGGCCAGCCCCTCGAAATGCTTGGTCTGCTCGGGCGACAGGCCGGCCGGCACCGGCTGGCCGGCGCCGGCCCCCTGGGCGGCTGCTGCCTTGCTGACCCAGGTCTTCTGGCCGGTCCCGGTGTCGACCGATTCCACCGGCGTTAGCGCCGCCTCGTAGCCGATCTTGCCGAGGTCCTGGCTGTAGCCTTGCGCCGACAGCGCCGAGTTCTGCCGGTAGCCCTGGGACGACAGCGCCGATTCGAAGGGATACTTGCCGGCCGCCTCGGCGCCGGACAGGCGCTGCCGCGAGGCCGGGTCCTCGGGGCCGCCCGGCACGAAGAACTGGTGCCGGAAGGTGGGATCCCAGAGGTAGCCGGGCGGCGCCTCGATCGCCTTCTGCAGCAGCGCCGAGCCCTGGATGCGGGCATTCATGTCGGGCGCGCCCATCAGGAAGCGCGCCTGGTCGACCAGCTGCTGGCGCAGCGCCGCGGCGCCGGGAACGCCGGCGTCGCGCGGATCGCCGCCGCCGGCGATCGCCGGCGCGCTCGCGGGGGCGGCCGGCATGCCGGCCGCCCCCGGAGCAGCGCCGGCCGCAGGCGCGCCGCCGCCCGGCGCCGCCGCCGGCGCCTGCGCCACCTGCACCCCCGAACCGGCGCCCGGCAGGCCGCTGAAATCCGCCTTGCCGACGAGCGTGCCCGGCACCGCGCCGGCGCCGGTCAGGTAGGCGTAGCTCGCCGCGCGCTGCAGGTTGTCGAGCCGCTGCCCCTGCGTCGCCGCGTCCTCGGCCTTCATGCGCGTGCCGATCGCCGCCCGGCGCACGTTCTGGTCATAGCCCTGGTCGTAGCCCTGGCCGAGGCCGAGCAGCGCCTGGCCGAAGCGCGAGCCGAGGCCGACCGGCACGGCGGACGGGCCGCCGAGGAACGCCGCCGCGGCCTGGGCGAGCCCCTCGGAGAGCCCCTGGCGGCGCGCCGCCGCCGGGTCGAAGATCAGCGCGTCGGGCCCGGCCGCCTGCGGCTGGCCGCCGCCGAGCCCGAGCAGCTGGTCGAGCCAGGCCATCGCCTATACCCCCGCGAAGCGCGCGGCGAGGCTGCCGGCGCCGAGCAGCCCGCCGAGCACCTGGGAGCCGACCGAGGGCTGGTAGACCGGCTGGCTGCCCGTGGTGGTGCCGCCATAGTTGCCGCTGACCAATCCCAGATACTGCGCCAGCTTGTTCCAGGGCAGCTGCTGGCCGTAGGCCCAGCGGTCCTGCGCCGCGTTGATTTCGCTCTGCGCCTGCTGCTGGCGCTGCTGGCCGACGTTCTGCAGCGCGGCGATGTCGGTGTAGTCGGTGCTGGCCAGCGCCGGCGCGCCGGCGGCGGCGCTGTCCATGCGGCCGCGCTCGGCCTCGTAGTCCTGGTAGTGGTAGGGCGCGATGGCGTTGGCGAAGCCGGTGGTCAGCGCGTTGGTCTGGGCGCCGCTGCCGTAGCGCCCGAGCTGGCTGAACTGCGCGTTGACGTTGGGCGCGACCTGGGCCCACATCGCCTGGTCGACGGCGCCGAGATAGGGGTTGCCCGGCTGCAGGTATTTGCCGCTCAGCACGTCGGTCGCGTAGCCCTGCGCCGCCCGGTTGACCGGCGATCCCGCCACGGCGCGCGCCGCCTGAGCGTTCCAGCCCGACGTCGTCTCGGGCGCGACCGGCGCGGTGGTGGCGTAGGGGTAGTATTGCGGCCCCGGCGAATTGTAGAGCTGCTTGGCCTGGCTCATGATGTCGGTCAGGTAGGGGATCTGCTGCGACCAGGGCTGGCTGCTCTGCGTCGTCTTGACCTGGTCGGGCGACGAGCTACCCATGCCACAGCTCCTTCTCGATGATCCCGCCGGCGGTGGCGCGATAGCCGTGGGCGCGCAGCCGCCGGGCCCAGCCGGCACGGCCGAGCACCTGCATGTGCCCGGCGTCCTGCTCGCGCGCCCAGCCCTCGAGCACGGCGAGCCCGGGCGCCAGCCAGGTGCCGAGGCCGTCGCCGGCGATCGCCTTGACGCGGCCGGCCCAGCCGCGCCCCGGGCCTGTCGACGGGCGGGGCACCACCTCGGTGATCGCGAGCGCGCGGGCGCCGCCGTCCTCCCACCACAGCCAGAGCTGCGCCCGGCGGCTCGCGCAGCGCGTCAGCAGCTCGAGCGCGCTGTCGCCGCGATAGGCGCCGGCCGCCCGCTCGAGCAGCGGCCAGATCGCGGTCTGCAGCAGCCCGAGATGCTCCGGCCGCACGTCGACCATCGGCGCCGGCACCGGCGGCCGGACGGGCAGCGCGCCGATCATCGCCGGCCGCCGAGCCCGAGCAGCGCGGCGCGCACCTGCGGCGCCTTGCGCGGATCGTTGACCAGCCCGAGCAGCGCCGGCCCGAGCTTGCGGGCCGCCGCCCGCCGCACGACGAACTCGCCCTCGTCGGCGCGGATCGTGCGGTTGTCGGGGATGGCGTCCGGGCGGCCGGGGATCATGCCGCCGCGGCGGAAGCCGGCGCGATCGGCCTGGCCGCCGCCGTTGATCCCCGTCCCGCTGCCGATGCCGCCGCCATTGCTCGAGCGGCCATTCCAGCCGCCCCCCATCGCAGCGGTGGTCGCCGGGCTGTTGGGCGTGCCGCCGATGCCGAGCGCCGTGCCGCCGGAGACGGAGTTGTTGTTGATCGCCGCCTGGCCGGCGGCGGTCGTGCTCGTGCCATCCGGCTTCATGTAGCCGATGACCGTCCCGTCCGCGCGAGTGATTGGCGTGCCCTGCTGGCTCATGGTGCTTTGGTGCTGCAGCGCGTACTGTCGCCGCGCGTACTCGTCCGGGGTGTACTCGGTCTGCAGCGTGTCTCCGAACACCCGGGCGATCATGCCGGGGTCGTAGACGCCGCCGGGGCTGATCCCCGCATTGAGCTGCCCGCCGGTCTTGGCCGACACTGCATCGCGGTTGGCGATCTGCGGGTCTGACAGCGAGCCGTAGCGGTTCAGGCCGAGGACGCCGCCGAGCACCTGGCCGACGTCGAGGCCGCCCAGGCCGAGCCCGCTGTTGAGGCTGTCGCTGGTCGCCGTGTTGTAGCCATGCATGGCGAGGCCCGCGACCGTCGCCGGCAGGCCATAGACGCCCGGCAGCTGGCTGGCGAGGCTGAGGGCGATCTGCGCCGGCAGGCCCATGCTGATGTAGTCCTGGGGACTGGCCGGGCCGAAGATGCCGCCGCCGGCGCCGCCACTGCCCGCGCCGCCACTGCCCGCGCCGCCACTGCCCGCGCCACCGCCGGCGCCGTTGCCCGCGCCGCCGCCCAGGCCGAGCAGGCCGCCGAAGCCGCCGCGGTCATTGCCGCCATGCATGCCGCCGCTCGGATTGTCCGACCCGGTGCCGGTGTTGCCCGCGTTGCCGCCGCGGCCCCCCGAGCTCGAGCCGGTGCCGGATCCGCTGCCGCCCGAGCCGCCCGTCGAGCCGCCGCCCGTCGAGCCGCCGCCCGTCGAGCCGCCACCCGCCGAGCCCGTTCCGCTGCCGCCCGTCGAGCCGGTCCCGGTGCCGCCGCCCGCCGCCGGCGTGCCCGGCGTGCCGGGCGGCGCGTAGATCTGGTAGCCGTAGGGCTGCAGGTTCGCCGGCCCGAAGCGGTCCCCGAAATTGTACGGGTCGGCGGTCGGCTGCTGATAGTTGATGCCGATGCCGGTGACCTGGGCGCCGCCCGGCGCGCTGCTGCCGGCGATACCGCCGCCAGTGCCGCCCGTGCTGCCGCCGGAGCCGCCGCCCTGGCCGCCGCCGGCCGGCAGGGGCGAGCCCTGCACGCCCTGGCCGGCGAGGATGGCGGCGATCGCCGATTGCGGCACCTGGCCGGTGCCGTTGGCGCTGTTCGCCCAGCGGCCGTCCGGCATCAGCCAGTAGGAGTGGCCGCCGTAGCTGAAGGGAATGGGCGTGGCGCCCGGAGTGATCGTCGTCGCCATCAATTCACCCGATGATCAGCACGTCGTAGGTCCGGTCGACCTGGGCGTTGTTGGCGTGGTGCAGGGTGACGGTCCCTTCGCCGCGCGTGTCGTACCAGGGCGTGCCCTCGGCCTTGGCGTTGGCCGTCTGCGGCCCGAAGAACAGCCGGCTGGTGCCCGACAGCCGCGGGTCGGTCAGCACCGTGGTCGCGACGTTGGCCGTCAGCGTCACCGTCGTGCAGGCGTTGAGCTTGCCGAGCAGGATCAGGTTGACGACCTTGACCGCCTTCTGGATCCACGCCACCAGGCCGGGCACGCCCGCCGCGATCGCCGGCGCCGGGTCGAGCCCACGATAGCCGGTGCTTGTGGTCACCGCGGCCCCGCCGGGATCGCCAGGATCTCGTCGACGCCGTAGAGGTGCGACCAGCTCGAGGCCGCCGGGACGGCGATCCGCGCCCGGTGGTAGCGCCCGCGCCAGCGGCCGCGGCAGACGCCCAGGCTGTTGAGCGTCACGGCGCTGGCGAAGCTCACCGCGTCGACCTGGCGGTTGCGGGTGCCGACCTGCACGGTCGGGCTGCCGCCGTCGATCATCGGCCGGAGCGCGCGCAGGATCGCCCGCTGCGCCTGCGCGCGCGTCCCGTCGGGCAGGTCCCGCGCCTCGAAGAGCTGCGCCTCCGCGGTGTCGACCGTGGCGGCCAGCGCCGCGCCGGTGAAGAACCCCAGCTTGTGGCTGGTGTCGAAGCCGGCGGTGAGCCGGCGCGCGATACCGGTCCACACCGCGCTGTCCAGGCTGAAGGGCAGCGCGTCGATGCTGCCGCTGACGCTGTCCAGCGTGTCGAGCGTGTAGCCCTGCTGCGTCGCGCCCGACCAGATCATCTCGTGGTCGCCCGGCTCGACGCGGGCGAAGCGGTCGACGTCCCACTGGTAGGCCAGCAGCCGGTTCGGGGTGCCGCCATTGCCGATCGCCGGGTAGCTGACGACGTAGAGGCCGTTCTCCGGGTCCACGGCCGCCGTCACGCGTTGCAGGTTGTTCTGGTCGACCTCGGCCCAGAAATACCGGTCGACCCGCTGCTCGCCGATCGGCACCAGCTGCCCGGTGCTGGCGCTCATCATGTAGAGGCCGCTGCGGTCGACGAAGAAGATCTTGTCCTCGTGGTAGGCGACCGAGCCGTCGATCGTGGCGCCGACGTTCTGGTGCAGCACGCCGAACTGCCAGATGCCGGGCGGCCCGACGAAGGTGCCGCGGCGAATGGCGAACTCCTGCAGGATGACCACCGACTGCTCGTAGCCGACCAGGAACTGCACCTTGCCGCCGTCGGGCAGGTCCTGCTGGTCGGCCATCGTGGTGGCCGAGCTCGCCCACGAGGTCGGGCTGTTGTTGATGGCGCCCCATTGGACCCGCTGCGGCGCGCCGCTGATGCGGCCCATCATCGGGAAGTCGCCGGCGGTGGCGACGTAGGTGCCGACCGGCGGCGAGCCCGCCATCGCCGAGAAGTTGGTGTCGCTGTCGACGTTGAACTGCTGCGGCGTGTCCACGCCGTTGACGGCGAACACCAGGCTGCCGAACTGCGAGAAGCTCCAGCGGCCGTCGGCCGGGCAGGCATAGGCCCCGCCCGCCGTCCGGCTGACGTCGGAGAAGGTCGAGCCGCTCAGCCGGTAGAGCTTGGTCGCGTCACCGGCGAAGATCACGCCGCTGCCGTCGGACTTGCGCACGAAGATGGCGCCCTGGCAGCGCGCGCCGAGCGCGGTGCTGACGGTCGCCAGCGACAGGAACGGCCGAACGCTGCTGATCGCCGGGATCACGTTCAGCATCTCGCCGGCGCCGCCCTGGAAGACGGGCCGGTCGGGCAGCCATTCCGGGATCGGGATCACGGCGTCACCGCCACCGGCCGCATCTGCAGGGTCGAGCCGGCGAAGCGCGCCCGCCGGTCGCTCTCCTGCAGGCCGGCGATCGCCGCCAGGAAGCGGGCGTGCCAGTCGCCCGCCCGGCCGGGATCGTCGACGCCGATCGCCACCGCCTCGAGCAGCGCGCCGAACAGGTAGATGCCGGGCGCGTTCGTCAGCAGCCAGTTCGTCGTCTGGCTGACCGACAGCGCCGGGAACCGCGCGAGGTAGACGAGCTCGAAGGTGGTGGCCGCGGTGATCACCGGCTTGATCTGGAGCTGCTGGCCGACCATCGCGGCGACGTAGCTGGTGCCGCTGTTGCCGCCGAAGAGCGCGACGAGCTGCTCCTCGGTGACCACCGGCACCAGGTACGGCGGCGAGCTCGGCAGCACCAACCGCCGCATCTCGAGGAAATCGGTCGGCAGGTTGGTGTACTCGCTCGACACCGAGAAGGCGGCATTGACCGTCTCCATCGCCCGCACGCGCAAGGGCGGCGAGGGATAGCTCCCCTCGCCGCCCCGGTGGATGCGCTGCTCGGCGAGCGTGATGAAGTCGGCCGCGTTGCCGGTGACCTCGGTGTCGCCGGTCGCGGCCAGCCACGTCGCGATCGCCGCCTGCAGGTTGGCGTAGGTGTCGAGCGCCATCGGCGGGTCGGATGCCGATCAGGCCTGACGGATCAGACCTGCCGCTCGGCCCACCCCATCTCGGGGATGTAGCTCGAGGCGGCGGCCTGGGCCGGCAGCCAGAGGTGGATCAGGCACGAGCCCTGCGGCGGGATGATGATCTTCGGCACGCCCTCGATCACCTTCTTGATCACCGAGATGCTCATGTTGGCGACCTGGTCGACCGCGCCGAACTTGAGGATGTAGGTGTCGCCGATCACCGGGATCGCGCCGCTCAGCCAGCGGTTGCCGATGATGGTGCGCGCCAGGCTCGACTTGGCCGACGCCGTGATGTTGCCGGCGCGAACCTTGGCGATGCTGGTGCCGCTCGCATTCCCGTTCGGGTTCTTGATGTTGGGGGTGAGGTCCGAGCCGCCGGAGGTGTAGCGGTCGACGTTGAGGTCGAGCTGCGCCGCCACCTGGAGGCTGGTGCCGGAGGTGCCGGGCGCCGTCGCGATCAGCGCCAGGAAGTCGAGCTCGATCGACTTGCCGCCGGCGGCCTCCTGGTTGTAGATCGCGATGAACGGGTTGGTGTCGGAAAACGCCGTCGGCGCCGCCGCGGTGGCGATGCCGGTCTGGCCGTTGTTGACGGTGAAGTAACCGCCATCCTCGACCAGGCCGCCCATGTCGGCGCCGATCGGAACCTGGTAGCTGACGGAACGCGGCATGCGTGTGGCTCCTATGTTGCCGGCCGGAAGGGCCGGGGGTCAGACCCCGCCGTCGCCCGGCGTGGCGTAGAGAGTCGAGGCGCCGCCGGCGGTGACGGCGACCAGGTGGGTGGCGCCCTGGGTGGCGAGGACCTCGCGCTGCCCGGGCAGCAGCGGGATGCCGCCGACCGGCGAGGCGGCCTGGCCGCCCTGACCGTCGAGCTCGAGGAAGATCACCTCGCCGCCGGCATTGACCAGCCGCACCGCGCCCGAGCGCAGCACGCCGCCGAGGCCGTCGGCGAAGCCGTCGAACTGCAGGGCGGCACTCACCGTGCCGACCGCCATGGTCACGGTGCAGCCGTTGCGCTGCGCCCGGAAGGCGCCTGTCTGGGCCATCGCGCCGCCCCTACGTCTTCAGCCCGAGCTTGGGCAGGCTGACCGCGTCGAGATAGGTGATGGCGCTCGACGGCCAGGGGTCAGGCAGCGCGGCATAGGTGTAGGCGACGCGCAGCCCGGCCGCCAGGTCGGTCGAGGCGGACGGGTCGTTGGCCGCGCTGCCGAGCGGCGCGTTGCCGTGCTCGACGCTGGCGGTGAGCGCCCGGACCGTCGGCCCCACGCTGTAGACCACCGCCAGCCAGACCAGGTCGTAGAGCGTGTAGGCGAAGGCCGGCTCGAGCGTCGCGGCGTTGTCGCTGATCTGCTCGGCCGCGATGCCCATCAGGTCCTTCGGCTTGGCGTTCGCCTCGTCATGGGAATAGACGCCCATGCGGAAGAAGCCGGCGACGCCGCTGGTGATCGTGTGCACCATCTTGGTGAACAGCGTCGGCCGGCCGATGACCATCGGAACGGCATAGAGCAGGTTGGCCGTCACCGCCTTGGTGGTGCTGCCGGCGCCGCCGCGCGGGAAGAAGTACCGCCCGTCCGGGAAGAGGTCGTTGCCGAAGCGCTTTTCCTGGGGTCCTGTGCCGCGGTCGGTCGACATGCTGTCTCCTTTCGGTTCAGATGCGGCCCGGGGCCGTGCGCAGCCAGCGCCAGTCCGGGTCGTTGAGCTTGGCCCGGTAGCGCTTCTGCATCTCCGGGTCGGAATCGAAGATGTCGAGGCCCTCTTCGTTGAGCCACTTGACGATGATGATGTTCGGGATGTGCGCGACGCGCCGCAGCTCGCGGCTCGGCGACCAGCCGCGATCGTCCTCGTTCTGCAGCCGCTTCGCCGTGTCGAGGTTGGGACGGACGTCCTGCTCGTGCTCGATCAGGAAGGTGCCGTCCGGCTGGGGGTGGTACCAGACGCGCCCGGCGGGCCCGTGATCGGCGAGCAGGCGCCGGTCAGGCATGCGCCGGCCCCGTCTCGACCGCCGCGGCCGCCTCGTGCTGCTCGGCAGTCTCGTGCTGCTCGGCGGTCTCGACCAGCTCGACCTGGCCGCGCTCGAGCAGCAGGTCGGCATCGGCCGCGAGCACGTCCCTTTCCTCGCCCTGGGCGATCGGCCCCTCGCTGTCCCAGGCCTGGGCGATGATCGCGCGCACGCGCACCCGCGCCGGCGCCGCGGCGCAGCTCTTGTCGGCCATGAGCTCCTCCGAATCGAAAGGGGCGCCCCGGAGGGCGCCCCTGGACCGCCCGCGGGTCCGGCGGGCTTAGGTGAGATCGGCGACGATGCCGTGGCCGGCCTCGTTGCACATCTCGAGACAGTATTCCTGGATGATCAGCCGCTTCTCGCTGTCGCCCGTCTTGGCCAGCGGGCTGTTCTTCATCGCCCGCAGGCTGGCCATCTTCGCCAGCTTCGGGTCGACCAGGATGGCCGAGCGGTTGCGCATGAAGATGTCGATCACCGAGGTCAGCTTGCCGAAATCGCCGACATAGGTGTCGGCGCCGCCGACGATGGTGACCTGCTTGTCGCGCTCGGCGTCCTGGTTCGTCGTCTTCGTGCTCTGGCCGGCGAAGGTCGAGAAGACGACCTTCTGCGTCGGATGCATGAACAGCATCGTCGGCCGCCCGCCGGCGGTATAGGCCGATTGGTGCACGGTCTTCATCAGCGTCTCGGTGAAGGCGCGCTGCGTCCCGTCGGTCGCCGCCGCCACGATGCCCGAGGAGTAGCCGCCCGAGCTGCCGCCCGAGCCGCGGCTGACATTGCTGGTCAGCCAGGCCTCGATGCCCGCCGACTGGGCCGCCACCGAGCTGCTGCCGGTGACGCTGGCCTTGTTGCTCAGCATCTGCTTCTCGACGTCGCGCTTCAGCTCGAGGCCCTTCAGCAGGACCTGGTACTCCATCTCGGAGTCGCGGCCGGCCTTGTTGACCTCCTCGAGCGTGCCGGTGACCACCGCCACCTTGCGGGCGATCTGGGTGCGGTTGCCGACCCGGGTGGTCGGGGTCGCCGCGTCGCCGGTGGCGTCGTCGCCCTCGATCTGGGCATTGGTGTCGACAGCCGCGGCGAGCGACTGGGTCTGCCATTCATGGTACTTCGCGGTCGCCTTGCTGCGGCCGATGTTCGAGGTGAAAGGGACGTCGACCGGATCGATCCGGTAGATCAGGTCGGAGAGGTCCTCGCGGATCCCCTTGGCGGTGTAGGCGTCATAGGTGTTGGTCGGCTGGGCCATGGCTTGCTCCTGGAGCCTCTCGCTCCTATTGGCGCAGCAGCCCGATCGCGTCGTCGATCGAGCCGGTGCGCTCCAGGCGTTTCATCTGAGCGGCCCTGTCGCCCGCTGCCCTCTCGCCCCGCGTCGTGCCGGTGCCGGGCTGCTGCACCCGGGCCACCGGCTTCGGCGCCGGCTTCGCCGCCATCGCCTTGTCGTAGAGCATGGCCTTGCGGGCCATGTTCAGCTCGACCGCCGAGGCCCGCCGGATCCGCTCGTCGGAGGCGCCCGACTGGCGCAGATAGGCCGTCAGGTCCCGGTCGAGCGACTGCAGCTTTTCCGGGGTGGCGGCGTCGGGGCCGGCGAGCTCGACGAACTTGGCGTTCTCGCTCGCGCGCCACTGCTCGAGCGCCTGCTGGCTCTCGGCGGCCTCGCGCTGGGCGAGCGCCTGCTGGGTGCCCATCAGGCGGGCGAATTCCGCCTGGTAGGCCTGCAGGCGCTGGAAGCGATGCGGATCGTCGGCCTGGATCCTGATGGCGTCGGTCTCGCCCTTCACCAGGTCGGCGAACTCCTTCTCGAAGCCCGCGACCAGCGGGTCGGCGTAGCGCTTGAGGGCGGCGGACAGGTTCTGCCGCTCGGTTCGGGCCGCGGTCAGCTCGGCGTCGACCACCTTCCTGGCCTCGGCATGCTCGTTGTGGCGCCGCGACTCCTGGGCCCGGAAGTCCCGCTCCCGCTTGGCAATGACCTCTTGCTTCTCGGGAGGAAGGGATTTGAACCAGGCCTGATCGTCCGGCGACCAGCCGGCGGGCGGGTCGACGGAAGGCCTCGCGGCCGCGTCCTCCCCGGCGCCGGAATCCGTCTCGGCCGCGCCGTCGCCGGCGTGCGCCTCTGCTGGGATCTCGAGCTCGGTGCCCTCCTCGGCATCGGCATGCTCGAGATGGGCGTTCTCGTCGCCGGCGCCCTCGCCGGCAGGCGAACGCCGTTCGTCCTCGGCCGGGGCGCGCAGCGCCGCCGCGGCCTGGGCCAGCGACAGGATGCTGCTGTCCTCGCTCATGCCTCGCTCCCTTCTGCGCGCCTCAGGCGCTCGATCTCCTCGAGCTGCCGCCGCGCGATCTTCCCGCCATTGGCGACCTGGCGCAGCTGCGCCTCGACCCGCCCGAGGATCTGGTCGGCCTGCCACAGCCGCTCGCGCCCGGCGACGTCGTCGAGCCGGCTGCCGCGCCACGCCTCGAGGTACTGTCGCCGCAACTCCGCGAAGGCGTGCTCGAGCGAGCCGCGCGCGGCTTCCGCCCGCGCGCCGGCATCGATGTCCTCGAGGAGCTTCTGCTCGTCGACCATGTCAGGCGGCTCCGAACCGGGTTTCCATGAGCCACAGCAGCGTGATCGCGCGGCGCCGCCCCTCCCGGATGAAGGCTTGGCGCGGGAGCGCCCTGAGAGCTGCCGACCCGAAGCGTCGCACGAACTCGGCCACCGGCATGACGTCGTCGAAGCGGCGGGCAAGGGCGACACGGCGATGCCATCCCCGCGGATACTCGCCTTCCACGACGCCAGCCGGGTTCAGCCGCCGCAGCCGAGCGGCCACATGCTGTCCGCAGCGCTGGCGGCGAAGGAACTCCTCGACCGGCCAGACGAGGCGGCCTGGCCGGTCGGCGTAGGCGAGGGCCTCGAGGCCCACCTTCGCGAAGACCGGAGCCAGACGCTGCCGCTCCTCGGTGGTCAGCGGTCGCTGCGTCATGCCGTGCCTCCGTTCGTCATTGGCGAGCCCAGGGGCGCGGCCGGCGCCGGCGCGGCGCCCGCCGCGGCCAGGGCGCGGATCACCGCCTCCTGAATCGTGCCCTGCAGGTCGAGCCCGGCCTTGATCCGCGCCACCTCGATGTCGGCCGCCGCCTTGATCCGCGCGATCTCGGCGTCGCTCTCGGCCTTGACGCGCGCGCGCATGGCGGCGACCGCCGGCTCCTGCTCGACCTTCTGGCGGGAGACCTCGGCGTCGAGCTGAGCGGCGATCACCGTGGCATGCGCCTCCGGCGGGATGCCGCCCGGGCCGCCGGCGCCGGGCTGCGGCTGCGGCGCCGTCGAGGGGTCGCCCCAGAAATCGTCGGGGTTGCGGAAGCCGGCGTTCTTCGTGATCTCGGTCAGGGTCTTGTGGATCTTCGGCAGCGTGACGATCGGACCGCCCGGCCCGCCCTGGAGCTGCAGCGCCTGGACCTGCATGCCGAGGATCTGCTGCAAGTGCATCAGCTGCTGGTCCTTGTCGCCGGTGCCGAGCCCGACCGAGACGGTCATGTCGTTGCGCTCGCGCCAGTCCGAGGGGTCGACCTCGACCCACTGTCCGCGCAGCCGCAGCACGCGGGCCCGCTCCTCCCTTCCATGCACCAGGATCAGCCGGTGCAGCTGCAGGAACAGGTCCTTGATCCCGGTCTCGGCGAAGATCCGGGCGATCAGCTCGATGCGGTATTGCGCCGCCGTCTGCAGCGCGCGCACCGTCGTCGCCGTCGCCCGGTCGAGCGATTGCGGGTCGAGCCCGTTGAAGTCGCGCGCCACGCCGGTCCGCCGCTCGCTCGCCTGGTCGACATATTCGAGCAGCGGGAAGATGGTCGGCCCGATCGGCTGGGTCTGCATCGGGGTGAGGCCGCCCGGCATCCGGGTCCGCACGATGCCGCCCGGCCGGTTGGTCAGCAGGTCGTCGATCGTGTATTCGCCGGCGTGGCTCTCCGAGACCTCGGTGCGGCCGTTGTTGATGAAGTAGGCGTTGTCGAGCACCGCGCGGTAGAGGGCGGTCTTGATGCGCTGTATGTCGATCACCAGGTCGGCGACCGCGAGGCCGATCGCCCGGTGCGGCAGCAGGATCGGGCAGCCCAGGGCGAACGGCATGCCGCCTTCCCACGGCTCGTTGTCGAGCAGCACGTCGGAGCCGCCCGCCGTCGTCACCTTGCGCAGCTCGGCGATCCCGTCGCCGTCATAGTCGACCCGGACGTAGTGCTCGGTGACGTCGACCAGCCGCATCGCCGGGTTGGACTCGCCCGAGCCCGTGCCGTCCCCGATCGACTCCGACGCGCCGCCCGTGGTGCGCACGCCCTTGGCCCGCGCCGTGGCCTCCTCGGTGTCGTCGGTCCAGGTGCTGGTCGGCAGCGCCTCGACCGTCTCGCGGTCATAGCCCTGCTCGAGCAGCTCGGAGACCGTCTTGCGCACCCGGTGGCCGCAATAGGGCGAATCGGCGACCGAGCGGGCCCGCCGCGCGATCAGGAACTCCTCGGGCGGCACGTTCACCACGCGGGCCCGGCCGACCTTGCGCCGGTGCACCAGGGTGAAGTCGTGCAGCATCGGCAGGGCGCCGGCGCCGGGAAAGCCGTCACCGGCCGCCGACAGCGCCTGCAGCCCGGCGACGGCCGGATCGGGATATTCCGTGTGCTCGACCAGCTCGACCCCGTCCTGGCGCGACAGCAGCTCGAGGACGTGCTGCGGCTGGCCGGTGTAGGTCTCGCGCTCGAGGCTGGTGCTGATCTCCCACCAGCTCTTGACGATCCCGGTCTTCTGCAGCAGCCCGTCCTTGCACATCGTGTAGAGGATCAGGAAGCCCGGGTTGTCCTGCCAGAAGACGTGGTTGACGTAGTCCGTCTCCTGCGCCGCCGCGTCCTCGTCCTCCGGGCCGACCGGGTTGAAGCGGACGATCTCGTCGCCGGCGGCGAAGATCTTCATCAGCGCCGGCATGATCGACTCGACGGTGTCGGCGACGTCGCTCGAGACCGCGGCGCTGCGCCCCTGCGCCGACGGCATGTCGGCGGTCATGTCGCCGAGGTAGTAGTCCATCGCCCGGGCCCGCTGCCGCGACAGGTCGGAGGCGTTGAGCGCCGACAGCGCCTGCGCCTTCTCCGCCGCCACGATCGCTCGCAGCTTGGCCTCATCCATCACGGGCATGTCGGGTTCCGGACCCCTGAAACGACGGCGCCCGCCGCGGTCGGTGACCGGGCGGGCGCAGTGATCGAATCCTGGCGAAGACGCATAGCAAATTTGTTCAGGATGTTCAACCGGCCTCTCCCATCGCCTCGGCGAGCCGGTCGAGCGCCGCGTTCAGCCGGGCCCAGCCGGTGGTCCGGCCGATGCGGAATCGGCGGCAGATCTCCGCCCAGTCGGCGCCGAGCATCCAGGCCCCGACCAGGCGCCGCGCGTCCAGGTCGAGCACCAGGATCCAGGCGAGCACCTGGTCGAGCCGGTCGAGCTGCTCGCCGGTGGGCTCGGGCGGCCGGCGCCGCGCCGCGGCGGCGGCATAGGCCGTCCAAAAGTCCTGGGGGACGTGCGGCCAGGTCGCCTGCAGCCGATCGAGCCGATCGAGCTCGCGCGGGTACGGCATGGCGTGCAGCGTCAACGCAGCGTCATGCAGCCGTGATTTCACCGCGTCCCGCCGCTGGCGCGTCTCGACGTCGATCGTCGCCATGCCGCCGTCCATCATCGCCGCCTGCTTCGCTGCCGGCGCCGGCGCTCGGCGAAGCGTCCGTCGGCCTGCTCGGCGCCGGAGGGACGCTGGCCGACCATGTTGCGGCCGATCGACACCTTGGCGTCGTTCGGCAGGAAGGTGATGATCGCCCGCGTCGCCGGGTCCCAGACGGCAACCATCGTCACCTCGGCGTGGCGCACCAGGTGCACCTCGCTGCGATCCGCCTGGACCCGGAGCCTGACGGTGCGACCGTTCCCGCACTGCGCCCCGAGCAATGCCAGCTCGTGCGGCGTCAGCGCCACACCATAGCGCTCCCAGGCCCGCTCGATCGCGTGGCTCCCGACATGCGTGGCATAGGGCGTGCTCATCAGGCGACCCCGAGCGCGGGATATTCGAGCTTCCGGCCGAATCGCCCTTCCTTCTGGCCGAGCAGCCGCCGGTGCTCGCCGCCGCCGAGCAGCGCGTACTGCAGCCCGTCATGCGGGTGCGAGAAGTCGTTCTTCGCCGGCAGCTCCTCGAAGCGGCTCTGCCCGGCGAGCTGCAGCCGGCGGAAGGCATAGCCGCTGTTGAAGCCCTTGCGCAGCACCTTGCAGCTCGGCGACAGCAGCAGCCCCGGCTTGTGGCCGTCGATCATCCGGGTCAGCGGCACCCGCACCGCGTCGAGCCGGACGCTGATCGCGTTCGTCATGGTCGGCGCGATCGCCAGCTTCGTCGTGGCGGCGATCACCTCGGCCCAGCTCCGCTCGTCGGTGCTCGAGCGCGACATCGAGGCCGGGTCGGCCCAGGCGGTCGCCTTCAGCTTGGCGTACTTCTCGGCGAGCAGCTGCAGCAGCAGCTCGCCGAAGCGGGTCGCCCCCATGTTGGCGCCGACCAGCTCGTCGAGGATGCGCCACTGCCCGTCCGGCGCGCGCTGCGTGACGATCGCCGCCGGCGAGAGCCCGGCATCGAGCCCGAGGGTGAGTGCCACGCCCGGCAGCGGCTCGAGCGGCTTCGGCGCCACGTGGAACGCGTCGTTGAACTCGGGATAGACCGGCAACCCGTCGCGGCTGTAGCCGAACAGGTTGTCAACGAAGCGGCGGACATACCAGTCGGGCTGGCCCTGGACCTGCTGCTCGTAGTAGCCGTCCGGCAGGTTGCGCAGGTTCTCCGCCCCCGCATCCCGGCCGCCCGGCTGGCGGAACCACTCCCAACCCTTCGCCGGCGCCTCGACGAAATCGTGGTAGATCCAGGAATCGGTGTCGGGCGCGTTGCAGTCGAGCACCACGCCGTACCAGCTCGCCCCGCCGCCGCCGGCACCGTCCTTGGCGGGATAGCGGCCGACGCGGCCGCGCACGAAGGTGAGCACGTCCTTGGCCAGCAGGTCGGCCTCATTCAGGTACGCCCAGGTGCCTTCCCAGCCCCGCATCGCGTCCTCGACCTTGTGCTCGCCGAGACCGAGGAACTCCATCACCAGGTCGACCATCGTGCCGTCGGGCAGCCCGAACCGCAGCCGGTGCACCGCCGGCCGGCCGCCCTCGCCGCCGATCCAGTCGCCGGTTTCCTTCGGCACCCAGCGGTGCCAGGACGGGATGGTGGTCTTCTCGAGCTGCCGGTAGGTGTCGCGGATCACGGCGCCCTTGAACCGGCGAACGCCGTTCGCATCGGGCGCCTGCCGCGCCGCGCGGAAGACGCCGTCCATCAGGCAGGCGCCGGTCTTGCCCGAGCCGATCGGCCCGTTGATGCAGCGGACCGACGCGTCCGACGCCATGAAGCGCGCCGCTACCGGGCCCGGCGGCTGGTAGCGGATCGCGAGGCCGCTCACGCCCGCACCCCGCATCCCGCACCCCGGGCGATGCCGACCCTTTCCGCGCGGGTCCAATTCCGGCCAACGAGGTCCTGGGAGTTTTTCGAGCCCCCACGGTCGCTCGCTCGGGCCGCGGGGGGTCCCCCCCGGGTCGCGCCGGCGGCGGCCTCGGCCGCCGCCGGGTCGAGGTGCCCGCCGGCCTGCCCGTCTGATGACCGATCAGCGGGCAGGAGCCACGGAAATGGCGGAGTTCCGCGGGTTTCGCGCGGCTGTCCAACTCGCCGCTGTCCAACTCGGCTCGACCGCATCGCGCTAACCCTCTGATTTTGCTGGATTCAGGTCGAGGGCGAGCTCGCCCTCGATCGCGGCCGGTCCGGCCGCGCCGGCGAGCGCCGCCGGGTCGACGATCGCCAGCATCGCGACGCCCTTGCCCTCGACCTGGACGGCCTGCGGCAGCTTCTGGTGGACGTAGGGCGCCAGCTCCTGCATCGCGCGCAGCTGCAGCTGGAAGGCCTCGAGCCGAGTGCAGGAGAGCAGGCGCGCCAGCTCCTCGACCGGCCGGCTGTACGTCTCCGCCATCGCCACCAGCGGCGAGCGGTAGCGGCCGAGGATGTGCTCGACCCAGGCCTGCGTGCGCCGGTTCGGCGTCCCCGGCGCCCGCCCGCCCCGCCGCGGGCTGTCCGGCGTCTCGTGCTCGCGCGCCGGCTCGGCGACCGCCGCCAGCGGCAGGCCGGCAAGCTCGAGCTGCGCGGGCTCGGCCGGCGCCTCGCCGGCCGCCCGGGCCGCCGCCTGGACGGCGCCGGCGATCCCCGTCGCCTCGGCCACCTACTCGCCCCCTACTTCAGGCGTTTCAGCCCGTTTCAGCCAGCGTTTCAGGCCAAGCCCTTGATCCATCTCTCTATTCCTCTGTCTGAAACGGTGAAACGGTTGAAACGGTGATGTTCATGACGCGCGCGCGCATATACGGGAGGCCGTTCTAGGCGTTTCAGCGTTTCAGGGTGGTATTGTCGTTGTCCACCAACGACTTAGCTGAAACGGCGGGCGTTTCAGCGCCGTTTCGGGCGTTTCATCTGCGAACCTCTCGCAGTCCCCGAACCCGCCACCGCAGGTTGCATCGCGCTCGCCCGCCGCGCGATTGACCGACATCCCAAAGGGTCGGGGATCAGGGCGCATGATCGCCCCCCTCCTCCGACAGCAGCACCGCCTCGAGCGGCAGCAGCGTGCATCGCGCGTAGGCGCCGTTGAACCTGAGCCCGCCATGCGAGCGCGCGCCAGGCACCCGGCGCAGCGCCTGCGCCCAGACGCCGGCGGCGCCGCTGCGCGCGGCCCAATGGGTGCCGGCGAACAGGGCGGCGAGGCCCTGGTGGCAGTTGGCGACCGCCAGCCAGCGCTGGCCCTCGGCGTCGCGATGGATGCGCAGGCCGAAGGTGCCGATGACCTCGACGGCCTCGACCTGGCTGCCCGGCTCGAGGCCGCGCGCGTCGCCGGCGGCGCGCAGCAGCCATTGGTTGAGCACCAGGCGCGCGCCGCCGCGGTAGACGTCGACCACCGAGGTGACCAGGTGGGCAACGCAGCGCTGGTGGTCGGCGTCGTCGGGAGTGTCCGCGCTGGCGCTCGCCACCCCGGCCGCCCAGGCCTCGAGCTCGTCGCCGCTCGGCAGCTGGTCGTGCAGCAGCAGGTCGGCGGCGGCGCCGAGAGTGCCCAGCTGGTCGGCGCCGCGGCCGCCCTGCCCCGCCGCCGCGCAGGCCTGCCGGTAGGCCTCGAGAGTGGCGTCCCAGCGGTGCCAGCCATCGACCAGGCGGCGGCGCAGCGCGGCGCCCAGCGCCGCCAGCTTGCGGCGGTCGAGCGCCGGCGGCCCGCGGAAGACCTCGCCCTCGGCGACCAGCGGCTCGAGCTCGAGGATGGCGATCCGGCTGCGGTCCTGCCCGAGCATTGGCGGGATCAGGATCGAGGAGAACAGAAAGCACGATCGCGCGGTGAACTCGGCGCCCTTGTGGTCGGCGCCGCCCCGCAGCACCACGCCGCCGCTCGCCGCCTGGCGCGCCAGCTTGACGATCTGGTAGGCGCGCCGGTTGTCCTCGTCGGCCTCGAGCTCGTCGATCGCGACCGGCAGCGCGGCATGCCCGAGCTTCTGCCAGATGCCGGCGCCCGACGCGTCCGACACCGAGACGATCGCGTCGTCGAAGACCCACTGCAGCAGCCGGTGCAGCGTGCTCTTGCCGGTCGCCCGATCGCCGGTGATCCAGGCCATCGGGCGCCACTGCAGCGCGCCGCCGAGCATGGCCGCGGCGATCCAGCCGAGCAGCAGCTGCGCGTCGACCGCGCCGCGGCGCCAGCGCCAGGTGTTGAGCAGCGCCAGCAGCTCGTGCGCGGGGCCGCGCTCGCCACCCGCCGCCCGGGTCGGGGCGAAGCGCGGGCGCGCCGGCGCCGCCGGATAGACCTGCGCATCGATAGGGCCCGGCTGGCGCCAGCCGCCGGCGTCGGCACCGCCCGGCCCGACCCACACCTGGTCGCCGCAATGCAGGATCAAATTCCCGGCCGCGCCGAGCCAGCAGCCGACGCCGCGCACTCGCTCCATCGGGTTCCAGACGCCGCGGCGCGCGGCCTCCGTCATCAGCGCCTCGGCCGCCTTCTCCGGCCGCCAGCCGGTGGTCTCGCCCTCGGCGTTGACCCGCGGCCAGTCGCGATACAGCAGCTCGATCCGGGTCCCGAACAGTGCCTGCACCCCGAGCCGACTATGCTCGCGCGCCGGCAGCGCCCGCAGCTGGCGCGAATCGTCGAGGTAATAGGCAACGTCGTCGAGGATCCCGAGCGGCTCGACCGGGCAGTCCTCGGGCAGCTGGGACCGCCGCTCGCGCGACGGCCCGGCCGGCCCGCCCGGGTCGGGGATCGAAGTGACCTCGACGGCGCCGTCGAGCGCCGCCCGCACGCCTTCGACGTTGCCGTCCGGTACCGTCAACGCTGTTCCCCCTGCCCTTTGCGGTAGGCGCGCGTGAACAGCTCGGCGAAGGCCTCGACGGTGCTGCCGCCAACCTCGCGCTTGCGCTCGCGCGCCTTGTGCAGCCAGTCCTGTGCCTTCTGCCGCCCGAGCACGCCGCGGAACGTGGCCTCGTCGAAGCCGCCGGGCGGGCACCAGTCGCGCCGCGACAGCAGCCAGGCGACGCCGGCGACGATCTCGGCCCGCAGCTGGTCGCGGGTCGGCCCGGCCGCCTCGCGCACCAGGCGCAGCGCATCGGCGGCGATCCGCTCGCCGTAGCGCGCAATGCAGAAGCGGATCTTCTGGACCGCGAGGGTCTGGCCGGGCGGCAGCCCCTCCGGTCGGCCGGTGCTCGCGATGGTGACGCCGGCCAGGCCGCAGACGCGCTCGATCTGCACCGCGTCGGCGTCGCCGGCGACCACCGCCGCGCGGTGCAGCTGGGTCGGCAGCATGGCGCGCCGGTCGCGATTGAGCGCGATGAAGGACGCGGCCTGCAGCTCGACGCTGGCAGCGTCGATGATGTAGCAGGGCAGCCGCTCGAAGCCGCAGCGCCGGGCCGCCTCGAGCCGGTGCTGCCCGTCGATCACCGCGTGCACCGGCCGGCCTTCCCCGGGCGTGCCCTCGTCGACCGCCTCGCGGGACATCTCGGCCACCGTCAGCGGCTGGAACAGCGCCCACCGCCAGCTCGCGGCGATGCGCCGGACAAGCGCCTGGCTGGCCCGGCCGGAGATGTCGCGCTGGTAGCGATCGTCGATCGTGAGGCCGGCGACCGGCAGCCACTCGATGCGCGGCGGCGGCCCGGGATCGATCGCCGTCTTCGGCCGCACCGAAGGCGCGGCAAGCACGCGGGCGGCTTCCGGCGCCTCGGCGAGCCGCGGCACCGGCGCTGACAGCAGGTTGGTGCGCCGCGCTAGCATGGCTCGAGGCCGAGATCGCAGTGGTTGTTACAGGCGTTGCACATCTAGGCTGCCCCCGCGCCGCGGCCGCGGCATAGGAGTTCATTCATGTCCTTCGCGCCCTTCGTCCAGGCGAGCTGCACGCGGCGCCGCTCGCCGAGGAAGCGCGCGATCGCGCGGTCGAGCGCCTTCGCGGTCGCGGCGTTGGCGCCGTCCTGCTGCGCGCAGAGGATTACTGGCGAGAGCTGCGGCGGCAGCTCGAGCGCCGCCATGTTGGCGAGCGCGACGGCGACCAGCACCCGCAGATCGGGCCGCGCCACCGCGACGCTGAGCCCGTCCTCGATCCCCTCGGTGATCGCCACCGCCTCGGCCGGCGCGTCGGCGAGCTGCTTGCCCGAGGCGCCGCGCCAGAGCCGGATGCAGCCGCCCTTGTAGGAGCCGAGCGTCATCTTCGGGTCGGCGAGCGGTGCCTTGCGCACCGTGAGGTCGGGCCGCGCCTCGAGCCAGGTCCGGTGCACGGCGACGGTGTTGCCCTTGGCGTCGACGACGCCGGCGAGCATCGCCGGCCAGGCGCGCCGGCTCTCGCCGTTCCATAGCGACGGGTGGTAGCGCAGCGACCGCGGCTGCCGGCCGAGCCCCGCGAGCTCGATGCCGCGCCCGGCGAGGTAGCGGTCGACCGGCGTGCCGGCGAGCTTCTCCTGGGCGGCCAGCCAGAGCCGGAAGGCGCCGTCGCGCCGATCGCCGCCGTCGGCCGGCGCCGGCGGCGCCTCGGCCTGGCGCCGGCGCGCCGCGAGGCTGCGCTCGAGCGCAGCCGCATCGTTCCCGTCGAGCCCGAGCCAGGACCGCGCCCACTTGATCGCCTCGGCCTTGTCGGCGCGGCACATCGCCTGCGCCACCAGGTCGAGCGCGTCGCCGCACTCGCCCGAGGCGAAGTCGGCCCAGATGCCGGCGCGCTCGCCGCCCAGATGGACGGCGAGCGACCGGCCGGCCTCGCCGGCGAGGCTGCCGACGCGCCATTCCCGGCCCTCGCGCACGCCGGCCGGAAACACGGCCTGGCAGAGCTCGGGCGCCCGCGCCGCCAGCAGCGCGACCAGCTCCCGGATGTCGACCGGGCGCGACAAGCCTAGACCGCGAACGGCGCGAGCGCGCCGACGATGGCCTTGAAGAGGTGGTCCTTGGCGCGCTGCTCGGGCGGCAGCTGGTCGTACGGCACGCAACAGGGATGCGTCTTCGCGGCCGGATCCTTCACCGGGCCATAGATCCACCCGGTGGCCATCTTCCCGGCCAGCCAGTTGTCGTGGGAAGCGGACGGCGGCGCATCCGGGTTGGCGAGGTTGAACGCCACGCCGTCGAAGGCCGACGTCTGCTGCCACTCGGGAGCATCCTCCCAAGCCGGCTGCGAGGTGTCGCCGAGCGCTATGCAGAAGCCGCGATTGGCTTCGTGACAGACGCGGGCGATGGTCCAGCGATCCATGATCAGCATTTGGCATCTCCAGTTGTGAGGGGGGTGGCCGGCGCAGCCGAGGGGCAGTCGGCGGCGCCGGCCGCTCCGGCCCGGCGGGTCAGGTGACTAGGCTGGAGATCACGATCGGCGGCGCGGCGTGCCGCGGCGCGCTTGCGGCTGGCCCACGCCTTGCGCGCGGCGGCGGCGCGGCGGACCAGGCGGTCGTTGCTCATTGCAGGTCGGCCCTGCCCTGCCACTGCGTCCGCGCGGCATTGCGCTGGGACTCGGGGTCGATGACCTGCAGCACCTCCTGCAGGCCCTCGACCACCAGCGCATGGTGCGAGGCCGGGGCGTCGGCCGCGCGCTGCGCGGCGATCGCCAGCTGCTGCACCGCCGGCGGATGGTCGCGCTCGCGATCGAGGTCGACCGCCAGGCCGGCCGCGCGCAGCCGCGTGCGCCGCGCCTCCTCGGACGGGCCGGCCTGCCAGTGGGTGACGGCCAGGATCAGCTCAGTGACCGGGTCGAGCACGCGCATCTAGAGGCCTCCCGCCGCGCGGTAGGCGTCGCGCAGCTGCTCACCGAGCTCCGCCTCGATCGCCACCAGCCGCTTGGCCACCAGGCCGATCGGCGAGGCCGCCGGCGCGTCGGGCAGCACGCCCTCGCGGCCGAGATGCTCGGCCAGCCGGCTGGCCGGAACGCCGACCTGCAGCAGCAGCGACAGCAGGATGCAGCCGTCGTGGATGATCGCCTCGAGGTCGCCGCTCGAGCGCTCGGCGTTGACGAAGACCTCGCGCACCGTGCCGTCGACGTCGAAGCCGATCGTCACCGACCAGGCGCGGCCGCCCCACTCGAGCCTCTCGTGCACCGACAGTCGCCGGCTCGGCAGCCCGCGCCGCGGCGGCACGGCAAAGAAATCTTTGCCGTCCGGCCGCGCCTGGTCGCCATGCGGCTGCTGCGGCATCGGCGTCAGGCCTGGAGCAGCTCGAAGAGGTCGGCGACCGCGGCGCCGGCGCGCCGCTCGGCCTGCTGGCGCAGGCGCTCGGCGTCGAGGCGGCGCAGCCGGCGCTGCCACATCGCCTGGCCGAGCTCGCCATAGACCTCGACCAGGAAGGCGGGGCCGAAGATCTCGACCAGCCGCCCCATGACGAAGGAAGCGGGGTCGTGGCGGGCGTGCAGCATGTTGCGCACGTGCTGCGGCGTCATGCCGAGCAGGCCGGCGAGCTGCTTGACGGTCACCTCGCCGCCGCCGCCGCCGACGCGCCGGGCGAGCGCCGCGGCGAGCCGTTCACGATGCGCCTCGCGGCGCAAAGAATCCTTGGAAAAAGCAAAGGACACTTTGCAGGTCTCCATGCCAGGGTTGGGGCATGGCATCGTTTCCCCCACGAAGTCATCGCCGGGCCCCCAGCCGACGGGAGCGAGGCGCCCGGTCAAGCGCGGCCTCGCTCCGCGCCGCCGGCGGCTGGCGCAGGCTCGCGCCGGGCGCCGGCGCCCTGGGGATCGCGTTCTGGCAGCGGCGCCACTGGCCGGCACAGGCTCGCCGGGACGTCGAGCAGCTCCCCCGCCGCGGTGCGTAGCGTCAGCAGCCGGTCGGCGAGATCGCCGCGGTGCATCAGCAGCTCGCCCGCGACGCGGCGGCCGGCGATCGACGCCTGCAGCGCGGTGCCGCAGGGCCAGGGGATGCCGCCGCTCACCACGACGCCGCCTCGGCCAGCGAGACGCCGACCAGGATCACCGCCAGCACCACCAGGGCGCAGGCGATGACGACGATCGGCGCGACGTAGAGGGCGAGCAGCGCCAGGACGGGTGCCCAGAGCAGCGCACAGGCGAGGCCGAGCAGCAGGGTCATGGCCGGGCCTTCCGCGGCGCGCGCCGCGGCGCCGTGGGGCGCGGCGGCCGGACGAACTCGAGGAAGGCGCGGGCGCGCTCGAGCACCTGCTCGGCCGGCGCGCGAGCCGGCATGGCCAGGGTGGCGAGGCGAAGGCATTCGAGGCGAATCGTGTCGGCGTTCATGTTTCCCCCACTCACACGGTCACGGAGCCTTTGCAGCTCCTCGTTGATCTCCTCCCCGCCGGATCCGGCCGCCGCCCCCGTCAGGCGGCGGCCGACGCTCGGGTGTGCTCTGTCGCGTCCTCAGGCGCAGTGGCAGAGCGCGGCATGCCGCCCTGCTCGGCGATGTACCGCTCGGCCTTCTCGATGACGGTGAGCGTCACGCCGGCGCCGGAGCGCAGGCGCTTGACCAGCTTGTGGTCGCCCGTGGCCTCGATCCCGAAGCGCCTGGCCGACATGCCGCTGCGCTGCAGGAAGGCCTCGATCTTAGCGAGCACGGCTTGACGCGTATCCATGACCGGCAGGCTGGGGCATTTATGCCCCATCGTCAAGTGCAAATTTCCCCCGGGAATGCACCGCCGGGCCGTGGCAAATTTCCCCCGGTCATGGCCACGTCAGCGCTCGGTCGGGAACTGGAACGGCGGATGGCGGCCCTCGGGCTGTCGGCCCGGCAGCTGTCGCTGCGCGCGAAGCTCAACGAGACGGCGGTCAAGGCGATCCTGGCGGGTCGCTCGGTCAGCCCGCGCTACACGACGCTGCAGAGACTCGCGGCGGTGCTGGGGTGCACCCCGGCCGACCTGACCGGCGATCACCAGCCGCGCCGCGCCATGATCCAGGCCGGGCCACGTGAAACGCTCGACTTCGCCGGCGAGGCCTACTCGGCCGTCCCCGTGTACGACATCCGGGCCGCCGCCGGCGCCGGCGCGCTCAACGGCGACGAGGCGCCGGAGACCTTCGGCCTGCACCGCACCCAGTGGCTGTCCCGTCTCACCCGCGCCAGCCTCGACGTGCTGGCCCTGATCACCGTCGCCGGCGATTCGATGTGGGAGACGCTGCATGACGGCGACCAGGTCCTGGTCGACCGATCGGTGCGGATCGTCGGCCGCGACGGGATCTACGTGATCCGCCTCGGCGACGAGCTGCAGGTCAAGCGCGTCTCGCGGCACCCGGCGACCAAACGGCTGACCGTCACTTCGGACAACCCGCGATACCCCACCTACAGCGACGTCGATCCCGAGGCGCTCGACGTCATCGGCCGGGTGGTGTGGCTGGGCAGGAACCTGGGATGAGCGGCGTCGATCGCAGCCAGATCCGGATCTCCAAGCTGGACGCCGCCCGTCGCCAGCTCGATTGCGCGATCGAGCTGTGGTTCGCGGAGAGAGATCCGGTCGCGGTACACTCGCTTGCTGCGGCTGCCCACCAGGTCGTCCATGACATCAACGCCGGGCGCGGCGGTCCGGAGTTGCTGTTCGACTCGCCCCGCATAAGGAGCGAGAAGCGCGCCGAGCTCGTCGGCCTGCTCAAGCAGGCGATGAACTTCTTCAAGCACGCGGATCGGGATCCCCACGGCGTGATCGAGTTCACGCAGGTCAGTACCGTGCTGTTCCTGGTGGTCGCGCTACAGGGGCTTCAGCATCTCGGGGAACGTTTCTCCGACGTCGAGCTGGTGTTCCTCCAGTGGCTTACGATCCATGAGCCCGATTGGCTCTCGGAAGCCATCACGGCAGGCGCCTACCAGCGCATCCCAGTTGACGGCCTCGAGCAGCTTCGGCGGCTCGACAAGCGCGAGTTCTTCGAAATAGCGCTCCAGGCCTACGCTCAGGCCCGCGCCCGCGGCTTGATCTGACATCGTCCCTCCTCGATCGAAGGCGACCATCGTAACGCCGCGAGCCTATCGGGGCAAATTTACCTTGACGGGGTAAAAATACCCCACTAGCGTTTTCCTCGCCGACCGGCTGCGGTCGGCGCCTCCCTGTTGGAACTGCCCCGGGGCACACCCGCCCCGGGGCGATTTTTCCAGGAGGCCGGCGAGGGAGATCCCGATGGTCGCATACATCACGAAGATCCGCGGCGGCTTCTACCAGCTGACCGTCTGCGCCCGCCCCTGCAGCGGCGCCGAGTACCAGGCCGGCGAGAAGGTCATCGTGCCCGGCAAGCGCGAGGCCAACGCCTATTGCCGCGAGCGCGGCATCCAGCCCTACAACTTCTGAGGCGAGCCCATGTCACCGATGGACCTGCTCGAGGCGCGCTATGACGGTCGGATCCCGGCTGCCGAGCGCGAGGCCGCCGCGGCGGCGATGAAGACCTGGACGCCGCCGGCGGCGCGGCGCGCGGCGCCCCCGCGGCCGGCGACGCCGGCCGAGATCTCGCGCGTGCTGATCGACCGCACGTCGGCCGCCGGCGCCTGCACCGAAGCCGACCTGCTGGCCGCCGGGTTCAGCCCCGCCGAGCTGACGCAGCACCTCGAGGCCGCCCGCCGCATGGCGCGGCAGGCCCGGCTGGAGGCCTGAGCCATGACCGAGTCCCAGGCTTCCGGCTTTCACACCACGCCGCTGCTCGCCCTGCCGCGCGAGACGCCGACCGGCACGCTGCCGGTGCTGTCGGAGATCGCCGGCGAGCGCATCGCCCAGCTGGCCCGCGGCTACACGCTCGAGCACGACGACCACCACGGGCCCGAGGCCTGGCTCGCCCTGCTGATCGACCATCACGTCACCGCCGACGCGCAGGTCGGCGGCAGCGGCGTGCTGCTCGACCCGGCGGAGTACCGGCGCCGCATGCTGATCATCGCCACGCTGGCCGTGGCGGCGATCGAGGCGCTAGACCGCGCCGAGGCGGGGCTGCTGCTGACCTCGGGCGCGCCGCTGTCGCCCTCGGTCGCCGTCCGCGGGGGCGCGTCGTGAGCGGCGAGCTGCTCGCGCTCGAGCGCGGCCGGCCGGCGCCGGCCGCCGCCGAGCCGCTCGCCTTCGGCGACCTGGTGCTGGTGCCTCAGCAGGACGGGTTCCACTTCGAGTGCGGCAGCGTGATGTGCCCGCTGCCGCACTCGATCCTGGTGTCCTTCACCGCCGGGCCGAAGTGGGTGCCGGCGGCGGGCGTGCGGCGGGCGCGGCCATGACGGCGGCGCTCCGCATCCCCGAGGTCGCGCGCGAGCTCGGCCACGGCCCGGAGTGGTTCCACCGGAACAAGAAGCGGCTGATCGAGCGGCACGGCTTCCCGCCGCCGCTCGCCGGCTGCGGCAACGTGTGGGACCCCGAGGCGATCGAGGCCTGGAAGCGCGCGCAGCGCCCGGGCCTGGCGCCGGCCGCAGCGCCGGCGGACGAGGACGCCGCCTGGCGCGCCAAGCTGATGGCCCGGCTGCCGCAGGTCGCGGCGGCCGTCGCCGGCGAGGCGGCGTGATGGACAGCGCCGCGATCGGGCCGGCCATGATGGCGCTGGCCAGCGCGGCTCGTGCATCCGGAGTCGCGTTCGCCCATGCGACCACCGAGATCGGCGATGACGGCATGATCGTGTGGCTCGATCTCGAGAGAGGCCGGCGGGAGGGCTTCGCCGGCGACACCGTCGAGGCGGCGATCGCCGCCGCCCATGACTGGCTTCGGAGCAGGTAGATGGCACGCATCAAGGTCCGCTACTTCGTCGAGAAGCCCGGCCCGGCCGGCGAGCCGTCGCGCTTCTACTGGCAGCCCTCGGCCGCGCTGCGCGAGCTCGGCTGGAAGCCGCAGCGCCTCGCCGATCGCCAGGGCCATCCCATCACCGACCGCGCCGCGGCGATCGCCGCGGCCGAGGCGCTGAACCGCGAGCTCGACGCCTGGCGCCTCGGCGCCGGGCCGGCCGGCACGCTGCCGGCGCCGAAGGTGGCCGCGCCGGTGACCGTCGCCGAGCTGATCCAGCGCTATCGCCTGTCGCCCCGCTTCCGCGAGCTCGCGCCGAAGACCCGCTACGACTACGAATGGTGCCTCGGCATCGTCACGGAGTGGGCCGGCGACGCGCCCGCCCGCACCATCGGCCGGGCCCTGGCGCAGAAGTTCTACGCCAGCATGCAGCAGGCGACGCCGGCCAAGGCCAACGCCGTCATGCGCGTCGCCCGGCTGCTCTTCAAGTTCGCCTGGGACCACGAGCTGGTCGCCAGCAACCCCTTCGAAAAGCCCGGCCTGGTCGGCACCGAGCCGCGCCTGCGGATCTGGACGCCGGCCGAGGTCGACATCGTCGTCGAGGTCGCCGACCTGCTCGAGCGGCCGTCGATCGGCGACGCCGTGCTGCTCGCCCTCTATGTCGGCCAGCGCCAGGGCGACGTGCTGCGCCTGCCGTGGGTGCGCTACCAGGACAAGCGCATCCGGCTGCGGCAGAGCAAGCGCGGCGCCTGGATCGACGCGCCGGCCGTGCCGCGCCTGGTCGAGCGCCTGGCGGCCGCGCGGGCCCGCCTCGACGCGCATGGCTGCCGGGCGCCGGAGATCGTGGTCAGCGAGGAGACCGGCCGCGGCTACGGCAGCGACAATTTCCGCCACCACTTCGCCGCGGTGCGCGACGAGGCGATTGCCGAGTGGTGCCGCCGCGACCGCCCGGCCGCCGCGGCCGAGGGCCGCGAGGCGATGACGCCGGCGAAGTGCCCGCTCGCCGACGTCTGGTACATGGACCTGCGCGACACCGCGGTCACCAACCTGGCCGAGGCCGGCTGCACCGTGCCCGAGATCTGCGCCATCAGCGGCCACAGCGAGCGTAGCGTCTACGGGATCCTCAAGCACTACCTGGCAACGTCGGGCGAGATGGCGAGCAAGGCGATCGCGAAGCTGGTCGCGTGGGAAGAGGCGCGCGACCGCGCGCCGGCGACGAAGGAGGGAGAGCAGGCATGAAGGCGAAGACCCAGGGCGAACGCCGTTCGCCGACGGCCACCGAGCCGGCGATCGTGATGTTGGCGTTCGTCCAGCTGTTTCCTTCGGCACTGAACCCGCGCAAGGCCTTCGACGCGACGGCGCTCGAGGAGCTCGCGGCGTCGATCGCCAGCGACGGGCTGCTGCAGAACCTGGTGGTGCGGCCGCGCTCCACGCCGGCGCCGCCGCCGCTCAGCGATCGCCCGTGCTACGAGATCGTCGCCGGCGAGCGCCGGTACCGCGCGCTCAGCCTGCTGTGGGAGCGCGACCAGTGGGACGCCGGCGCCGCCATCATCCCGTGCCGGGTCATCGATGCCGACGACGTCGCCACGCGGGCGATCACGCTGCTCGAGAACCTGCAGCGCCAGGACATCTCGCCGATCGAGGAGGGCGAGGCCTTCCGCGCTCTGCGTGACCTCGACCCGGCCCGCTGGTCGACCGCGGCGATCGCCGAGCGGATCCGCCGGACGCAGCGCTACGTGCAGCAGCGCGTCGCCCTGGTGACGAAGCTCGAGCCCGAGCTGCAGGCGGCGATCGCCGACGGCCGGCTGCGCATCGAGCAGGCGCGATTCCTGACCGCGGCGGACCCCCAGCTGCAGCGCAATGTGCTCGCCGAGATCGGCAAGCCCTGGATGAGCCACCCCGACCAGGTCCGCGACCGCGTGATCAGCGGCATGGTTCCGGCGAGCCGCGCGGCCTTCCCGCTCGAGCAGTACCAGGGCGAGCGCGTCGAGCTCGACGACAGCGGCGAGGTCTGGCTCGCCGATCGGCAGGAGTTCATGCGGTTGCAGAAGCAGGCGGCGAAGGAGAAGGTCGCCGCGCTGCGCAAGGAGTGGCACTGGGCCAAGCTCGAGGAGCACTGGTTCAAGAGCTACGAGTACGAGCCCGGGCGCTCGAAGGACCGCAAGGCCGCCGGCGCCGTGGTGGTGCTGGCGCCTGACGGCTCGCTCAACGTCAAGACGGGCTTGGTGAAGGCCGCAAAGGCCGCCCCAGCCGGCCACGGCGCGGACACGGATTGGAAGGAGCGGCAGGAGCGGATCGAGCGCGCGCGCGCGGCCGAGGAGCGCTTCGAGGCCGACTTGGTCGCCGCCCTGCGCGAACAGCCCCCGCTGGAGCTGCTGCGCGTGCTGCTGCAGGCCACCGACTCGTACGACGTCGGCGAAACCCTCGAGTTGCCGCACGAGGCGCGCCATCCCCGCGCAATCTGGACGGCGCTTGCCGCCCTTTCGGAGCCCGAGCTGGTCGCTCTCGCCGCCCAGCAAGCCGGTCGGTACGCCTTTGATCGGTGGGAGCCCGCCCGCGATTCCGCAACTCCGGCGCTCGCCGAGCGCTACGGCATCGAGCTGCCGGAGCACCTGCGCCCCGAGCCCGCCGCCGGCGACAACGAGGAAGAGGCCTTGCCGACGCGGCAAGCGGCGGGGGTGAGTACCGCGGCATGAGCGACGTCGACCGGAAGATCGAAGCCCTGCTCCATGCCAGCCGGATCACCTGGGCGCGCCAGATCGGCGGAAACAGCGCGGCGGTGTTCGAGCGCGCCTACCGGGCTGTGCTCGACGCCACGCCGGAAGCTGACGTTCTCAAACAGCAGGTCAGCGTGCTTCGTGGTGAGCGGATCATCCTCGAATCCTGGGCACGCGAGACGCTTGCCGCGGTGCAGGCGGCGCCGACGCTCGAGGCGGCTCGCAAGGTCGCCGGCGAGATGCTGGCGCGGCTCGACCTTGCGACCAAGGCCGGCGAGGGGTAGAGTCCGCCTCGGAGCTTGGAAACTCCGACCGAAGCGGACCCGCCCCGCCTGGCGGCTTTTTCATGCCTATGTTCCGGGGGCGGCGGCTATGTCCAGGGCGCAAGCCTAAAGGCCGTCGGCCCGTCTTCGGCCGGGTTTCCAACCCCCGGGGCGCCAGGTGCCTTGGAAAGCACGGGCGCGCCGGCAATCGCCAGCCGAAGGGCGTTGCCATGCCGAAGCAGACCAGGGGCCGTCTCGCGGTCCCGCCAGATGCGCGCCGCGAGCCCATCACCGCCGAGCAAGCCGTCCAGTTCGTCCTCGAGCGCGGCGAGCTGCTGCGCAGCCGCCGCCAGATCCTGCTGGTCGTGCCGCTCGAGCTCTGGGAGTTCGACCTGCTGCTGACCGCCCGCAGCGCCGATGCCGATCTCGAGGAGGACGATCCGGCGGAGGATGACAATCCGGGCGAGGCGAGCATGCGGGCGTCGCCGCGCCGGCTGAGGAGGGAAGGACCGTGAAGCACAGGATCCGCTACTTCGTCGAGAAGCCCGGCGCCGCCGGCGAGCCGCCGCGCTTCTACTGGCAGCCGAGCGCCGACCTGCGGGCGCTGGGCTGGAAGCTGGAACGCCTGCCCGACGCGCGCGGCGAGGCGATCGCCGCAGCCGAGGCGATCAACAGGCGAATCGACGCGGCGCGCGGGCGGCTGCCGGCGGCCGCGGCGCCGCCCGCGCCGCTCGTGCGGGTCCGCACGGCGCAGGAGGTGCCAGCGGAGGACGTCGAGCTCGTGTGGCCGCGCCGCCTCGACCGCGAGCTGGACAGCCTGCCGGACCGCTCCCTGGGCGGCCATCATCCGCTCGGCGTCTACGTCATCGGCAGCCACGACGGGCCGCAGAAGATCGGCATCAGCAGGAGCCCCGGCAAGCGGCTGCTCGACCTGGTGGGCGGATCGGGGCGCGACCTGCGGCTGCATCTATTCGTGGTCGGCAGCGAGATCCGGTCGAAGAAGGTCGAGCAACGGGCCCACGAGATTCTGGCCAAGCACCGGCTGGAGGGCGAGTGGTTTCACGTGTCGGCCGACGCTGCGATCAGGGCCGTCCTCGACGCGCTATGGGCGGAAAGGCCGGCCCCGCTGCGGCCCGTGGGAGGACGCCCCAATAGTTGA